AGCACACTGGCGATTGCGATCGCTGGCTAGTGTGTGAGCAAGGCATCTACTGGATTTCGGAGCCTCGTTATTTCGGTGCGATCGAACGAAAGTACAACCGCCACGAGGAGTCGGCGGTCGTGAAGATGATTAAGAAACTTTTTGGAGGTGAATAGATGAGTAGACGAAAGGAAGAGACGGTCGAAGCGTTGCGGCAGATGCTGGAAGCGTTTGAGGCGCTGCCGGACGACCTGGCCGACAAGGTCTATTTTGACCTAAGCCTGCACCGAGCGGAGACGCTTGCTGAACTGCGAACGGTCACCGATGCGTTTCCCGAATTGACGTATAGGCCGTCAGGCATGGCTGGCGATGTCGATTGTCTGAACGCGTCGCTGTCCTCGGCGGTCAGGTTGCATTTGTTTCATCGGAGGGTTTTGGGCGACCACTTTGTTCAGCAGCCGGCGGACCTGTCGCTGCTGAAGCGAGAAAGCGAAGGTGTGGCGTGAAGATCAATAAAGGCAAAACGCCTCGCGCTCGGCGAATGCTCGTTTATGGCGAGAACGGTGTTGGTAAGTCAACCTTTGCGGCGGGTTTTCCAAGCCCAATTTTTTTGAATCTGGAAGACGGGGTTGGCGATTTGGATGTGGATTCCACGGACGTTATTCGGTCAGTGACTGAATTTACTGGGTGCTTAGTCGAGCTGGTTGAGTCGCAGTACGAAACGATTGTGGTGGACACGATCGACTGGCTGGAGAAGCTGATCTTTGACGAGGTGGCCAGGGACGCTGGCAAAAAGACCATTGAGGACATCGGGTTTGGTAAGGGATACCAGGCGGTTGCGCTGCGGTGGACAAATCTGTTTGATGGGTTCGCGTATCTGTGGCAACAAGGTAGGCACGTTGTTTTTACGTGCCATGAATCGATTGAGAAGTTTACGAATCCCGAAGGGGACTCGTACAACTACTGGCGACCGTCGCTCAACAGCAAAGGAAGTGGCTGCGTCACGGAGTGGTGCGACGAGGTGTTTTTCCTGCGGTATCGCACTCACACGATGAACAAGGACGAAGGCTTCGGTGCAAAGCGAGCGGTCGCGATCGGAGGCAAGGAGCGGTACATGGCAACGACCAAGTCTGCCGCCTACGAAGCCAAGAACCGTCTTGGGTTGCCTGATGAGTTGGTGCCAAGCTTTGAAGCTTTGAAGTCTTACATGCCGCCAGTCAAACTGGCGATCAAAACACAACCTAGCCAGGCGGATAGGCCGGCTGGCAACATTGCTGGCGTTGTGGTGCACGGTTCCAGCAAAAAAAGAAACGTGAGTGATGCGGTGGTTGAAGCAATTGGTGCTGAGACGCCTTTCTAAGTTTGTTGAGTGGAGAACTTTTGAGATGGGAAATTTAGCAGGATTTGACGCACGGACGATCGAACCAAGCCAAGGCTACGATTTGATTCCTCCTGGCGATTATGACGCGGTCATCATTGCTTCAGAAATGAAGCCAACGAAAGACGGCAAGGGCGTGTTGCTCGCGCTGGATTTTAAGATTTTGGGCGGCCAATATCAAAACAGGCAGATTCGCTCGAATTTGAATATGCAGAACGAAAACTCGACGACGGTGGAAATTGCGCAAGGACAACTGTCGGCCATTTGTCGAGCGGTCGGAGTGTTGACTCCGACGGATTCTAGCGAGTTGCATATGAAGCCTTTGCAAATCACGATCAAGACCGTGAAGCGCAAAGACAACGGCGAGCTGGCCAATGAGATCAAGGGCTACAAGCCGCGATCGGCGCAGCCGGTTGCATCGCCTCAAGTGTTGGCGACAGCGGATGTTGTTGCCCAGTACAACGCGGCACCGGCCAAGTTGGAACCGTGGAAAAAGTAGAGAAGGAAACTTTTTTATGAAATGTGCAATGAGTGGTTTTATAGAGATGTGCATGGAAGCATATCTCAGCTTCGAGTTGATTACTCCAGAAGTTGCTGCTGAAATGCTGAAAAGCAACACGAATAACTACAGGACACTTTCGGAGGCGGTGATCCAAAGATACATCAAGGATCTTGAGTCTGGTCTTTGGACGCACACAACAGCAAGTATTGCTTTTACTTCTAGCGGAGTTCTCGTTGACGGCCAGCATAGATTGCATGCCATTGTACGATCTGGAGAAAGCGTTTGGATGTTTGTATTACGCAATCTTCCGGAGGAGTTTACTGACGACCCAAACCAAGACAAAGGAAAGATGCGAACAGTTTCTAAGTATTTGGAAAAAACTGGAATCAAGCATTCTACTACCGTGGCCGGTGCCCTAAGAGCAATCTATCGAATTGCTATAAATACATCGGTGGAGCAACGCGGGCAGACAAGCTTGACGGATGCGCAGGTGGTTAAGATGTCGGATTTTATGCCGGATATGTTTTTTGAATGCGTGCATCATGCGTGCAACAGCATTGCAAAAAAAATCTATTCGCCATCTATGACGGCAGCTTTTTTGTATTTGTGTGCAAGGCATGACTATGAATCCATGCGGCGTTTTTTCGAGATCTACGTAAAGAACACAGAGGCGTCGTCAACGCATCCTGGTTGTGTTTTGCGAGAATATGTATCGAGCAATAAGAAATTAATTTCAGACGACAAGTTTATTGGTCTAGCTATGTTGGCGTTCAATTCAATGCTGCGAGGAGAGACGAAAAAAATACTTCGATGCCACGGAGATTTGCAAATCCCAACTGGAGGCAAGAAAGCATTGGCTGAGTTTCTCGAAATTTTGAATGGATGAGCAATTTTAGGAGTCTTTTTGCATGGATCTGCGTTGGTACCAAAAGGAAGCTGTTGACGCTGCATACGGTTATCTGTGCAGCCATCCTGGCAATCCGGTGATTTGCTTGCCCACTGGGTCGGGCAAGAGCATCGTGATTGCCGAGCTGGTGCGGCGAGCCGTGCAAGAGTATTCAGGGCGAGTGCTGATCTTGCAGCATCGAAAAGAACTGATTCAGCAGAACGCTGAAAAGGTCAGGTCGTTGATTGAGATTCCGGTTGGGGAGTACTCGGCCGGGCTGCGAAGATTCGCAACCGATCACGATGTGGTGCTGTGCGGTATTCAGTCGGTATACGCGAAGGCGACGCTCTTTGATCGCAGGCATCTGGTTATTGTCGACGAGGTGCACCTGGTTCCGAGTAGCGGCGAAGGAATGTATTCCACGTTTCTGTCAGACATGCGAACCATCAATTCCGATCTTCGCGTTGTTGGGTTGACCGCAACTCCGTTCCGGACAGGCGAAGGACCGATCTGCCGGCCGGACGGAGTTTTCCAAAACATTTGCTACGAAGCCTCCGTTAAGCGATTGATTCAAGAGGGGTATTTGTGCCAGGTCACCAACAGGCCAAATGACACGCAATTTGATACCTCGGGTTTGCACGTTCGGTACGGTGAGTTCGTCGCCAAGGAGCTGGAGAGTTTATTTGGTGGGTCTCAAGTATCGGAAGCAGTCAAGGAGATCATTGCCAAAACAGCGGATCGCCATTCGATCATGGTTTTTTGTACGACGGTAAGGCATGCCGCGAGCGTCGCTTGTGCTATCGAGCAGTTGACTGGGGAGCGAGTAGCAATGGTTGAGGGGAATACGTTGCCTCCGGAAAGAGCAGCGATCTTGAGCGATTTTCGGTCGATGCGGGTGCGGTGGCTGGTGAACGTCGATGTATTGACGACCGGATTTGACGCCCAGTGCGTGGATGCAATTTGCATTTTGAGGGCGACCGCTTCACCTGGTCTGTTTGCCCAGATTGTGGGGCGAGGGCTGAGAACACATCCATCAAAGTCCGATTGCCTGGTGCTCGACTTTGGATCGAACATTGAGCGACACGGCTCGATCGACGCGATCGATTACGGACGCCAGCGAGATAGGAAGTCCGGATCTAAAGCAGAATCGGACCGTATCTGCCCAAATTGCACGCAGTCGATTCCAAAGGACGAAAGGGTTTGTGAGTGCGGGTTTGAGTTTCCGCACCGTGAACCGAATCACGATACGCGTGCCGACTTAGAGGCCGAAATCATTTCAACGAGCGATCCCGAGACATATACCGTGTCCGGAGCGTCATGCACGCGGCATGAAAAGGAAGGCAAGCTGCCGAGTTTGCGAATCACATATTCGCTCGAAGAAGCAAACATGCCGTTTGGACTGAGCGAATGGATTTGCATTGAACATGAAGGCTTTGCACGCAAAAAAGCAGAGGAGTGGTGGAGGCAGCACTCCTCGGAACCTTGCCCAGCCTTAATCGACGAAGCAATTGATTTGTTTCGACGAGGATGGGTGGCGATTCCTCGTCTGGTAACTGCAAGGCGAGAAGGAAAATATTGGCGGGTTGTAGCGCGAGAGATCGACGAGATTCCGGTTGGAGTGTCGGTCGATGAATTTGAGCAACAGTCGAACGAGGAGGTGCCATTTTGATGGAGCTGCCAAAAGAACTCATATCCAAGAAGCAGTGGATTACTTGGCGTCTTGAGCAAGGAAATAAGTTGCCAAACTGTCGCTGGACAGATCCGGTCCAGCAACTTGGTTACGAAGAAGTTCAAGATTTTGAACGCATAGGGTTTGTGTTTACCGAGTCGGATGGATTGTGCGGAATCGACATCGACGACTGCATCGACCAGGACGGCAAATACAACGAGGTCGCGATTGAGATCCTAAATAAATTGGTGGGAGTTGCCTATGCCGAGGTGTCGCCGTCGGGGACCGGAATCAAATTTTGGACGCGAGCCAAAAAACCTGATTGGGCTCGATGTGCCAACCACAAGGCAGGCGTAGAGTGCTACGACAAAAACCGCTGGTTTGCGGTGACTGGAGAAGCAATTGATGTGTGCATGTTTATTGGCGACGGGCAGGAAGCTGTTGATTGGATCTGTGAAAAGTACTTGAAGGGAGAAGCGAAAAAGGAAGTCGACTACGTTGCTTTGGCGGTGCAATCGCGAACAAGTGATTTAAAAAAACGTGCCGATGCCTATGTCGACGGATGCGAACGGCCGGCCGAGGGTGGGCGAAATAATGCAGCCTTTCGTTTGGCTGGTCATTTGTTTGCCATGGTTGGCGATCGCGGAGAGCGGTTGGCGATCAGCGAGGTTTTGGAGCTGCTCGCGAAATGGAATCAATCTCTTTCAGATCCTCTCCCTGATACAGAAATTGTCCAAGTCGTTGGTTCGGCCAGCCGATCGGGGACTCCTCGGGATGACAAGCTTAACGCGGTGCCAGTTTTCTCCGACGTCGACATCTCGGGGATCCTCAACCAAAAGTGGGGTACGCAGGCGCAGGAGCAGGCCGACGAGGACAACGACAACGACGAGGACTTTTGCGAGGTGATGGTGCCTCCGTCGGGTTTGATTCGAGAAGTCTTTGATTTTTACAAAGACGTCGCTTTTCGGCCGAGTCATGTCATGGGGCTGGCGGTGGCGATGTCGCTTTGCGAGACGATATTCGGCCGACGCATTCGCAGCGAGAGCGATATGCGAACCAACGACTACAACTTGGTTTTGGCGATGACTGGTTCTGGAAAAGAAGCTTGCGAAACAACGATCACCAAGATTTTGGACGCCGCGGACCCCAACGGAACGCATCAGCTACCGCCGGACGTTCAATCGGGCAATGGATTGATGAAGGCGATGTCTTGCAATCCATGTAGCGTTTGGGTGTGCGATGAGTTCGGAAAGATTTTGCAAGCTGTCTTGGATCGCAAGGGGAATCAGCACGTCAAAAACATTGGAACGCATTTGCTCAAGCTGTATTCGAAATCCGCCGGGAGCTATGGCGGAGCGGCCCATTCGGACGGCATCCGAAACAAAGTG